AGTCGTTCAAATGTCCAATGTGATACACAAGTACACAATTCAAGAGATACGCGATCTAACGAGCTCATTTGAAGCGAGAGCAAAATCAATGCTTGAAAAGTATTAGGAAACAAAACTTATGTGCTTATATTTGAAGTTGTGGTAAAAGACTACATTTCAAAGAATTATGATGCCATCAAAAAAATGGCGTGTACTATTGCGAAACAGAGTGTGATTGACTGTGAAGAACTCTGTCATATTGTTGTTTTGAGTATCTTGGAAAGTGATCAGAGCAAGATTGAGGAATTAATCAAAAAAAAACAGCTCAGATATTGGATGGCAAGGATGATGATGAATCAATACAACTCCAGTACGTCACCTTTTCACTACACTTACAGAAAACCAGCTGAGAGGCATAGACTTGCAAAGGATGATATTCTTCTGTGGTTTGATTCTGACATGGAAAAGAAGATCCAAGATGAAGAAAAGATTGATTTCATCAACTCAACTCTTTCAGATCTCCCATATTTTGACAAGACAGTGACAGAAATATACTATGAGCACAATCACTCACTGAGAACGATGGCACAAGATACTGGAATCAGTCGCACAACATTATTCAAAGCAATAAAACGCACAAAAAATGAGCTCAAAAAACAAGCCAAGCAAAGGACTTGGTGACACGATTGAAAAGGTCACAGAATTTCTTGGCCTGAAGTCAGCAGTGGAATCAGTATTTGGAGAAGATTGTGGATGTGATGAGAGAAAAGAGAAATTAAACAAACTCTTTCCATATGGAGCACATATGAGTGTGGAAGATCGTGAGCTTTATTCCAAACATTTAACCACATGGAAGCGAGGTGGAAAAGTTACAGCCACAGAACAACGTCTGGCAATAGACATCTGGATCAGAAGCACAAACAAGAAAAGAAAATTTTCAAATTGTAGCTCATGTGTGAAATCATTTATGGAACAAATTGAAAAACTTTATGAAAACAGCTGTGAAAATTGAAACGATAAAAATATCAGAGATTGTACCAAATGAAAACAATCCAAGAATCATCAAAGAAGATAAGTTTGAAAGACTTGTTGAAAGCATCAAGAACTTTCCAGAGATGCTTCATGTTCGTCCTCTTGTTATAGATGAAAACAATGTTGTTCTGGGTGGAAACATGAGATTGAAAGCATGTATTGAAGCTGGATTGAAAGATCTGCCAGTGATTAGATGTACAAACTGGAACGAGGAAAGAAAGACAGAGTTTATCATCAAAGACAATGTAGGATTTGGAGAATGGGATTGGAATATATTGGCAAATGAGTGGGACGTACATCCACTTGTGGACTGGGGACTGGATGTCTGGCAACCTGAAAATGAAATTGATCTTGATGATTTCTTTTCAGATCCAGAACAAACAGATGATGCAGAAACATATAAGATTCAATTGCAATATGATCAAAAAAAATATGAAATAATACGCAACAAATTGGATCAAATAGATGGCAGTGATGAGGATGTCATATATGAGTTGTTGATGAAATGAATGTTCATCTTGCTGGAATTTATTCTCGTCCTCATCTATTAAAAGAACATATGAAATTATACATTGCTGGAAGTAATGATGGGCACAAGTGGTCAGGTGATCACAATGAAACAATTGAAAAGAACAAACCTTATATTCTTGAATCGTTTTATTATTTGAGAGAACAAACAGAGTACATGAAAAAGATGTTTACTCACTTCACAGATTTCTTACTTGATAGTGGAGCGTTTACATTTCTGAACGGAAATACAGAAAAATGCAACTGGGATGAATACACTGAGAAATATGCCAAGTTCATAAACACATACAATGTTAATCTGTTTTTTGAATTGGATATTGATCCAATAGTAGGATTGAAAGAAGTAGAAAGATTGAGAGAAAAACTTGAAAAATTAACAAACAAAAAATGTATTCCAGTATGGCACAGATCCAGAGGACTTGAATACTGGCATCAAATGACAAAAAAATACAATTATGTTGCAATTGGAGGGATTGTGACAAAAGAGATTAAAAGAAAGGAACATGGTATTTTCACACAACTGTTAAAAATAGCATACAATAACAAATGCAAAGTGCATGGCCTTGGATATACAAATATGAGTGGCATGAAAAAGTATAAATTTTATTCCGTTGATTCAACTTCATGGCTGTATGGAAATCGTGGTGGATACCTTTATCAATTTGATGGTGTAAACATGAACCAGATAAAACCAGAAAATAAAAGATTGAAAGGCAGAGAGGCAGCAAAACATAATTTCAATGAATGGATCAAGTACCAAAAATACGCAGAAACAAACCTATGAAAAAAGCAATTATTCTACTGAGTGGTGGACAAGATTCAACCACATGTTTATACTGGGCGTTGAAAAAATTTGATGAAGTGATAGCAGTCGGATTCGATTATGGACAACAACACAAACAAGAATTAAAACAAGCACAGAAGATTGCAGATGCGGTTAATGTAAAGTATCATATTTTTAATGTTGAGGGATTAGTTGGAAAAAGTAGTTTGACAGAACACACAGATCACAATGAACCCAGCAAATTAAATAAAGATTTGCCATCATCATTCACTGCTGGAAGAAATATATTATTCATATCAATCGCATCTGCATTTGGAACTGATCATGGAGTGACTGATCTGATCACTGGTGTATGTCAAACAGATTTTTCAGGTTATCCAGATTGCAGAAGATCAACAATGGATGCTTTGCAATTGACATTATCTTTAGGATTAGGAGCTGGTGATATACGGATCCACACTCCATTAATGTATCTAACAAAAGCAGAGACATGGAAAATGGCAGCAAATCTTGATTGTGTAGATGTCATCATCAATGACACTCTGACTGACTATAACGGCAATTTAAAGAAGAATGAATGGGGAATGGGTGTAATAGACAACCCAGCAACAGAACTTCGTGTAAATGGCTTCTATGAAGCTAAAAAGAACAACTGGATTTGAAGATCATAAAAAAATATCATTTCTACGCAGCTCACAGAAACAAATGTGCTGGAGAAAAGTGTGGAAGATTACATGGTCACACATATCATGTGAAAGTTCATCTGGAGTTTCCAAAGTGGAAGAAAGATGTCTCAATTTTATTTCAAGAAATTGACAAGAAATGTGAGAATGTTCTGAAATTATATGATCACTTCTTATTGCTTTATATTAGCGATCCATTGGCAAGTGTTTTGTATGATGCAGATGAACCATTCCATCCACTTCCATTTGAGACATCAGCAGAGAACATGGCAAAACATCTATATCATCAAATCGAAGAAACTGGATTGCCAATTTCAAGACTTGAATTAGCAGAAACAGAATCCTCAAACATTATCTATGAACCTACCAATTAGCGAAATTTTCTACTCCTTACAAGGCGAAGGATTGAGAACTGGAACAGCGAATACTTTTGTCAGAATACAAGGCTGCAAAGCTCAACACGCTTGTTATGCTCAAGGCATAAGATGTGACACAGAATTTACCAGTGGAACAGATTACACTCTGGACGAAATACACGACATGATTCAAGATCTTGGAAAAGGTTGTATGAACATCATCTGGACTGGTGGAGAACCAGCTGACAGAGTAAATGAAGATGTGGTCAAATGGTTCAAAGACAAAGGATATTATCAGTGTATTGAAACATCTGGTTTGTTTCCAGTTACTGATCTGCTTGATTATGTCACAATCTCTCCAAAGGTAGCTGAACATGTTATTGCAAAGAACTTTAAACACGTTGATGAATTAAGATATGTACGTCACAAAGGTCAAAGCGTCCCAGTCCCTACAATTACAGCAGACAGCTATTGTATTTCACCACACAGTGATGGAATGGATATCAACTCTGAAAACTTACAGCACTGCATTCAATTATGTTTGGACAATCCAGAGTGGAGATTGAGTGTACAAAATCACAAAATATGGATGGTACTATAACAGAAAAACAAGCAGAAGAATATCTGTCAAAAGTTCTTCAATATTTGAAAGAAGATCCAGAGCGTGAAGGACTTGTTGAAACTCCCAAGAGGTATCTGAAGTTCATGAAAGAATTTCTTTCACCTCCTGATTTCAAATACACCAGCTTTAAAAATGAAGGCACTGATGATATGATCGTTCAAAAAAACATACCTTTCTTTTCATTGTGTGAACATCATATTGCTCCCTTCTTTGGAGTGGCTCATGTGGCATATATCCCAAATGGAGAAATTATTGGATTAAGTAAACTGGCAAGAACAGTTGAAACATATTCCAGACGCTTACAGAATCAGGAACGCATCACACAACAGATTGCAGAGCGTTTAATGGACGAACTCAACGCAAAGGGTGTAGCAGTCGTCATGGAGGCAGAACACCTCTGTATGGCGATGAGAGGCGTGAAGAAGCATGGAGTGACAACAACAACCAGCAAGATGATGGGAAAATTCTTTGATGAAAGCAAAACACGTAACGAATTTATGCAACTGATCAAATGAATAAAACGGAATTAAAAAAGAAAGCAATGATGGAGGCACTTGAAAAATCACTTGGTGTGGTAACTCAAGCGTGTAAAATTGCCAGTGTATCCAGAACACAATACTATCAATGGCTGAAAGATGATCCAGACTTCAAAAGACAAACAGATGACATTGCAGAGATCGCAATTGACTTTGCTGAGAGCAAATTGCACTCTCTAATCAGTCAGGAAAATGTCCCAAGTACGATCTTCTATTTGAAGACGAAAGGAAAGAAACGTGGCTATGTAGAAACGCAAGATCTGACAATCTCAGAACCAAATAAAAAACCCAGCTGGATCACAAGCGAGGATGAAGCAGAGTAAATCATACTATGACTGCAAGAACTGTGATACTCGAATCCAAATCCATCAGGGAGGAACGAGATCTGGCAAGACCTATTCCATATGTCAGACATTAATTGAATGGTGTGTAAACAATCCAAATGCTGGATGGGTGATCACCATCATCAGAAAAACAATGCCAAGTTTGAAAGCCAGTGTGATGAGAGACTTCTTTCAGATATTAGAAAAAGAAGAATGGTATTCTCCAGCGAACCACAACAAATCAAACTCACAATATATTCTTTTTGGAAATATGATTGAATTTGTTTCAATCGATATGCCACAGCGTATTCGTGGAAGGAAAAGACACATTGCATTTTTGAATGAGTGCAATGAATTAACGTATGAAGATTTCACTCAGACAATTCTGAGAACATCAGAGATCCTGATCATGGATTTTAACCCATCAGATGTATTTTCATGGATATATGACAAGGTTATGATCAGAGAGGATGCAACTTTCTTCCAGACAACATATCTGGACAATCCATTCTTGGATGAAAACACGATTAAAGAAATTGAATACTTAAAAATTACAGATGAAAACTATTGGAGAATATATGGACTGGGTGAAAGAGGTCTAAACATAGCAGCTATCTTTCCACATTTCAATCAGGTAGATGAAACTCCAGACAGAGCACAGTTCATTTCATTTGGATTAGATTGGGGATTTACAAATGATCCCAGTGCACTCATATCGGTGTACAAAGATGGTCTGGATCTATATGTTGAAGAACACTTGTATGAAACTGGCTTGACAAATAATGATCTGATAAGAAAAATGAAAGATCTTGGAATTGAACGCCAAGAGATTATTGCAGATTCAGCCGAGCCGAAATCGGTAACTGAGCTTTCAAGAAATGGATTTTTAATCAAGGGCGCAAAGAAAGGGCCAGACAGCATAAGACTGGGCATTGACGTAATGAAACGCCACAGAATAAACATAACAAAGCAAAGCACAAATCTAATCAAGGAGATGCAATCATATAAGTGGAAAACTGACAGAGATGGCAAGCAGATCAATCAACCAGAAAGTGGAAATGATCATGCCATTGATGCACTCAGATATGTGTGTTTAAATAAACTGATGGAAAACTACTCAGGAAAATATTATATATCATAATCAATGTTTACTCATACCACCTTAAAAACCGCAAATACCGCAAACCTTCCCAACCTTCCCAAAAAATGAAAATAACAGTACCAACATCCATAGCAGATATTTCTGTCAGCAAATGGATCACACTATCTCAGACTGAAGACGTAGTTCAGAGGGTTTCAATACTCTGTGACATCACACCAGATGTTGTCAAAAGTATGACAATTGAAAGCATGGAAACTGTGAATGCATTATTGGAAGAACTTGAAGATCCCGCTGAAACACAATATCAATTCTTTCCAATCATCGAACTCAATGGTGAGATGTATGGTGTACATCCTAATCTCTCAGAGCTCACTGTTGGAGAATACGCAGATCTGGAAACTGCATGTGCTGACACAGATCAAAATCTGCTTCAGATACTTTCTATCCTTTACAGAAAGATAACTCAACAGAGCAAAGATTTCTACCAGATTGAACCATACTCAGGGAATGAAAATCAAGAGATATTCAATGAGATGAAAATGGATAAAGTATTTTCGTTGCTCGCTTTTTTTTTGAATATCGGTCTGATCTTTATGAAAGATTCCAGCCGATCTTTGGTGGAGGGGATGGAGTAGGGAACAGAATGGCAAATAAGTGGGGATGGTTCGCTTCAATATATCATCTGGCAGCTGGAGATGTATTAAAAATTAACGCTGTCACAGAGCTTAAAATGGAACAGGCATTGACATTCTTATGCTATGAATTAGACCTTTCTATATCTAAGAATAACAAAGACATAATAAAGTGAGATGATTAAAAATCAAGAGGAAACAACGCTATACAAATTGCTGAATGCGTTTGTGGTATATGGAGATGAAAATTTTCAAATCAATAGCACTGTAATAGGCCCAACAGAGGAAATGGACGTTGAAAAGATGGATGCAAGTCTTTTTCCAATTCTTTTTATTAATCCAAGCACCGCATCAATTGACAAAGGAGAAGCAGATATTTCTATTGAATTAATAATTGCCACACTTCAACCCAATGATCTCAAATCCAGAACATACGTATTAAGCAATATGTTCTATGTGATGAAAGATATTATTGCTCTGGGACATAATCACGCTTATGATGACACAAAATTCATTCCCAGATGTACAATGGAATTGCCAGTATCACTTGATCCCTTCACAGCAAGATTTGAAAATATGCTTGTTGGATGGTCTACACAGCTCACATTCGGAGTTGATAACACGAATGATGTTTGCCTGATCCCAATGTCATAAAATACGTTTATACAAGTGATTAAGCTCACAATCGACAATATTTCATATAACGCACCAACAACGAATGCGATTATGATGCGAGTGGCTAAACTTTGGAAGAAAAACGCTCTCCAGATGTTAAGAAGACAAGGACACAAAGCAACTGGAGCACTGGCAAATTCAATCAAAGTGGAATGGGATGTAAACCAAAACAGAGATGAATGGAGCATTGAACTGACTCCAAATGTAGCATATTGGCAATATGTGGACTCTGGTGTTGATGGCGTGTCAAAGAAATATAGTCGGGAGACTTTCAAATTCATGAACACAAATACAAAAACATTCAGCTTTACAAATAAGAAACCACCACTGTCAGCAATAATGGGATGGCTTAAAGTAAAAGGATATCAGGGACGTAATGCAAAAGGACAATTCATATCAGATAGATCATTTGGATTCTTAGTACAGAATGCAATCTTTCAGAGAGGACTGAAACCATCATACTTTATATCTAAGACTGGAAACAACATATTGAAGAAATACTCTGATCCGATTGCTTCAGCTGTTGCAGAAGATGTTGCAAATATCGTTGCATCATTCATCTAAAAATAAACACATAACCGAACACATTAAAAATGGCATACATTCTTTCACAGCAACCATCAGAAACAGATCTGACAAGTACACTCCAGCCAGTGATCTTTACAGTCAGTGATGTAGCATTCACTGGATTCAAATACAGATTTGCTCTGAAGATATCAAATGATGCTGGTCAGCTCCTCACAACACTTGCTCTTCAGCCAAACAATAATGATGCAGCATCTTTCAATATTGCTCAGGTATTAGACAGCTATGTCAAGACAACAGAGATACAAGTTCCAGATGATGAAACAAGCAATTCAATACATAGGCTAGGCACAACAGATCTGTCAGAGATTTGTGCAAAGGGAGCATTTACAGCACGAAAGTTCACAGTGGATGTTGGATACATTAAATCATCAACATCGGGAGGATCAGTATCATATACACCAGTATCAATTGGAAACAAAGTCTTTGCAATCAGATGGTCTGGTCAGACATCAGACTTCTCCAACTGGAACGGAACAAAATTAAATGGATTGGATATTGGAAGCTATACAGCCAATTCTTTATCATTCAAACCTCCAATGCTGAGTGAGATCCCACAGAATGGAACAGATACATGGCCAGCTGGAACGATGGCAGCATCACCATTGTATAAAGACAATGTCACAATGAAATCATTCAGAACACTTGCCACACCTACTGGAACAGCAACTGGATTCGATCTGGACAGAAACCTAAACTTTTACAGAGTCAGAGTGATGAATGGAACAACACAAGTCGGAATTTTTGTGATTAATATTTCAACTGCTGGAGGCGTGGCATCTTCATCTGTTGGATCAGATGGTCTGATTAATTTTGTAGGAACTGGCCCAATTAATTTTAAACTACAAACAGCTAACACTGGACTTGCAACAGCTATTCAAGGCACTTGGACACATTACGATATTATTGCGAACCAGACAAGTACAGCATCAATTGAAAATCAGCTATCAGGGATATACAGATACACTTTAGTTCCTGAACCATGTTTGTATGATCAATTCACAATAGCATTTCTCAACAGAGCTGGAACATATGATTACATAGATGTATTGGGATCCCAAACAAATACAACCAAAGTGATCAGCAAAAATAAGTATGTTGGCAAATCAGGAAACTACATTGACACAAGTGCTACTGATGATTGGACATCATATGGAAGAAATGGAGGAACAACTTTCAGAGATGTGACATCCAAGAGAGGAATCAAAGCAAAGACTGGATGGTATGATGAGAGCAGAGATGTATTGATTGAGTCACTCACTGTCTCCAGACAAGTGGTTATGATCAACACAAAAGGTGATATCATTCCAATTGTCATAAGTGACACAAATTATCTTGAGAAAACCAGTCTGAAAAATAGGATGTTCCAGTATGATATCAATATCGAATTTGCTAAGGAAAGAGTATCATGATTGAATTACAAGCAAGAGTATCTAATCTGTATGACTGGCACACTTTAGAGCTCAGTGAAGAGGCTGCAATTCCTTTGACATATTCCTTTGCTGATCCAGAGAAATTGATGAGCAGAGAAGCTCCATATTCAGGAACGTTTCTGCTGCCATTCTCTAACATCAATAATGATTTCTTTGAGAATTATTTCATGATAGACCTTTCACAAGGGCCATGGAGCAATGACATTTTCTCACCAGAGAATCCAGTTCAATGCACTCTGTTGAATGATGGTGTTTCTTTGATTGAAGGAGTGTTGCAATTGATCAGTGTTTCAAAAACTGGACAAACATATCAATGTGCAATCACTGGTGGGGCTGGGGATTTGTTTACTCAGATGGGAAAAACAAAGCTGAAGGATATATTTTCAAATCCTCCCAATTATAAGTTCCTAATGACTGGGGCAAACGTGAAAGAATCATGGGAGCCAAACGGTGACATAACAGATGGAAATGTTGGTGCTGGAGTTATAAGGATTCCAATTGTAGATAAGGCTTTAAGCTCTGGTGGAAGATTGTTTGGAAATTCAGAATCTGGAGCTGGAGTATTTGCGCCAAATTATATACAACCAATGCATCTGCTGCCATGGATGAGTATTGATCATCTTTTCAGAAAGATCCTTTCATACTTTGGATTCTCACTTCAGAGTGCATTCATGAGCACGACAGTATGGACAAATTTGTACATGAGTTTAGCAAATGGAGCAAATGGAGTGAAAACAGTTCCGCACTATGGATTCAAAGTTGGTTTGCTCAGTGACATGTCACCATTTCCATCTGGAAACACATCAGTTGCAATACCATTTGATGTTTCAGCTGGAGCTCTGTTCTATGATCCAGATGATAACTGGAATGAAACAACACATGTATTCACTGTCCCAAATGATATGAATCTTGTTCTGGATCTGGGCATCAGATTTGACAATACACTTGTAACTGATTACAGATATATAACTTTTGAAATTGTCGCTGGCCCATCAACCATTTGGAGTCATTCAATATATGTTCCACCCAGCAGCTTTGATCTGTCTTCTTATCCACCATGGACATCAGGAATGCAAGAGGCAATTAATGTTCAAGCTGGATTTGAAATCCAATTGATTGTTTCAGGGAATTTGGAAGGTGTTCAAATAAAATCAAGTTCTGCTTCCACGTTTTTCAGATGGCTTTCATATGAATCAACATCTTTATCAAATACAGAGTGTGATACAATTGACAACTTGCCTGATATTACATGTTCTTCATTTGTCAAAGATCTGGTTCAGCGTTATAATCTCACACTTCTTCCATCTACGAGTCCACAAGAGCTCATACTAGAGCCATTAACAGACTATATTGCTTCAGGTGATGTGATTGATTGGACTGAGAAATTGGATCGCTCACAGCCGTTTGTTGTAAAACCAGCAACAAAACTTAGAAAGAAAAATATAACATTCAACGATGGAGAGGATGCTGACTGGCCCAACAAATGGCATGTGCAAGAATATGGATATCCACTGGGTCAATATTCCTTTACCAGCTCTGACACATATGCAACTGGATCTGTAAAGAATAGTTCTGTATTTGGAAATTTAGCTATTCAAACTTTGCCAACAGCTGACTGGAATGGATCTACACATCCAGAACTCATATATCCAAGACTGTTTGGAGAAAGCAATGGAGCACAAGTTCCAGTGGCACACAAACCTAAGATTGCATATTTCAACGGAAAACAGAGTTTAAGTCTTTCAAATTACTCATTGTATATAGACATAACACCAGTATCAGAATACGGCTGTATTACTCCTTTTCATAGTTTGCCAATAACAGATACAACGCAAACAACACTCTGGAGACAAACACAAAAACAAGCATCATCATCTCCATTGATTGGACAGCAATATGCTCAAGGACTGGTTCAGTCATATTGGAGCAAATATCTTGGACAGCTATATTCTCCAGATGCAAGACTTGTGACGTGCCAGATTGCTCTCACACCAGCTGATATGAATCTGCTGACATTTGATGATCGTATCTTCATTGATGGAATTTATTACAGAGTAATTGAGATCTCAGGTTACAATCCAGTAAATCCAAAATCAACAGCTGTCAAACTATTGAAATTAATTGACATTGGATCTGTGACTTTATATCCTACTAATGACTGTGATTTGACATATGTATCATCAAACATAAATGGAACAACAAATTGGGTTGATTCCGATGGTGTTTCTCAAGATCCAGTTCCATCATGTTGTGAGGCGGAAGGATTAACATTTCATATTGATAATGGAACACCAGCATGTTGGTGGAACTGGCAAACAGATGGGCCAACAGTTGATCCAACTGGAACTGCTGGAGATGATACTGATGATGACACATCAGGATTCTCAGGTGCTGGAGCAAGTGTATCTGGGATCCCTTCCAGATCTTTCTTTCCAGATACTCCGATTCCTATTGGAGCTCAACAAGGCACACATCTATTCAGACAAAGTTCCAGAAATTTCTCAATGCCAACAGCTATGAATGGCACAGCTGCATATTCTCGCAATGCAAACAATATTGGAAATAGCTCTGTGATGGAATTTCAACTGTTATGTGTGACAAAAAACACTGATGCTGTCACAGCTGGAATTGAAGGATCTTCCATCAGTGAGTTAGTCATGAGAGAAAATTCAATTGCTCATTTTAAAATCAATGCTCTTGGAGTTATATATGCAGCAGCAACAGCATCTGTTGGAGGCACATACTTTGTTTCACAGTCAATAGTTGTTAAGAGCTTTGATGGGATAATTTCAATAGTAGCATCCACAACAGATGAAAGTTCAAGAGATGCTGGATTGTCAGCTCCGACAGTGGCAATCACTGCGTCCTCTGTTCTTAATGTTCTGGATCTCTCTGTCACTGGGGAGGATGATATTCATACGTCATGGGTAATGGATGTGAATGTAGCATATATGAATATTGGAGGTACAGCCGTAATGGAAAACAACGGCCTTGTAACTGAGGCAAATGATTTCTTTATTTTAGAAAATAGCACAAAACTTGTAACTGAAGCAGCATGAGAAAGAACTACACAAAGAATATGTTTCACACTATTCCAAAGATCATTAAACTTGGAACTCTTTCTGATCATAGAACATACACGAAGGAGACAATCAGGTATTTTGGTTTTTATGAAGATACTGGATTCAAGGGTTTTTTCAGAAAGGTATTGATGGGAATAAAAGCAAAAATCAATGAGTAAAACAGCCACAGTCAAACTCAAAACAGAAGGAGTTACAAAGCTCACAACAGAGCTCAATAGTGCTTCGAAAGCTGCTGACAGCTTAGAAGGATCACTTGAGGGAGCAGCAACAGCAGCTGAGGATACTGGAGCTGCTTCAGATCAGATGTCAGGCGGTCTGGATCGTATGTCTGGAGGAATGGTCACAGCGTTCAAAGGAGCAGTGAAAGGAGCAAAGACATTTGTGATGGGATTGCGATCTGTGAAAGGAGCTATGATGGCAACTGGGATTGGTGCTCTTGTAGTTATTGTTGCCTCACTTGTGATGTACTTCACCAAGACAAAGAAAGGAGCAGAGCTGCTTGAAATCGCTTCTGCTTCTCTTGGAGTTGTGTTCGGTGTTATTGGTGACGTGGTTTCAGGAATTGGTGAAGCATTGGTGTGGGCATTCTCAAGTCCAAAAGATGCGATTGACAAATTGCTTGAAGCTGGACAAGGTGTTCTTGATTGGTTCAAAGATCTTTGGTCACTATACACGAAGTCAGTCAAACTTGTACTTCTTGGGGTTATGCAAGGAATGTATAAAGCAGCAATAGCAGCAAAGAAACTTTTCACACTAGGGATGGGTGACACATCTGGATTGGAATCAAAACTTCGTGCTGTTAAGAAGGAAACACGCGAAGCGAAAGAAGAATTAGCAGAAGCGGCAAAAGTAGTTGCAGAGCCATTTGTTGAGGCATTTGAAGCTGCGAAAGAGGCAGTAACTGACTTTGCGAAAAAGGTAGTGACAGCAGTTCTTTCAACACAAGCTCTAACAAAAGCATCAATTGCGCTCAGACAAGCAGAGAGGGATTTGCTTGTAACTGAAGCAAAAAAACTTGCGATTATAGCAGAGCAAGAAGTGATCTCAAAGGACATCACAAAATCCTTTGAAGAACGAATGGCAGCAAATAAACTTGCTCAACAAACAGAGGCATCACTTCATGCTGAACGATTAGCGAATGCGGAAGAAGCATTGAGGATACATCAGGAAACAATTGCTATCACCGAGAGCCTTGAGGAAGACTTTCAAAAGGAAGCAGAACTTGAGGCTGCTGCAATAAACTTGAGAACTCAATCAGCAAAACTCAAGAAGAAATTTGTGGTTGAGGAAGCTATGCTGAAAGCTCAGATGGCAGCTGAAGGGAAAGCAATAGATGATGCAGAGCTGTTGAGGATTGCCACATTGAAAGCAGCAACACAATCCAAAGAACAGAATGAGATTGATGCAGTGGCTTTGAAATATGAGGCACTCAATGTGATGGCAAAGGGCAATGCTGAAACTGAGAAAGCATTGAAGGAAAAACAAGATGCAGAGCTCTTGGCGATCACAGAAAAATATACTGTGAAGGAGAAAGAAGTTGTTGAAAAAGCAGAGAAAACAAAGGAAGAATTAAGGAAGAATACTATTGATTCAGTTCTTGCAATGACGAATGCTGCATTCTCTTTATTCAAAGCACTGGATCAGGGACGTGAAGATGATGATGAGAAAACAGCTAAGAAGAGATTTGAAAGAGGAAAGAAAATGCAGATGGCATCTGTGGTCATGAGTACAGCATCTGCTATTATAGCAGCGTTATCAGCTCCGCCAGTGGGTCTTGGTGTTCCAGCTGGGATCCCAAGTTCAATCACTGCTGGACTAACTGGAGCAGCATCACTTGTTTCCATTGCCAAAACTCGTTTTGATGGAGGATCAACATCTATTCCAGACGCACCAAATCAAACAGCTGCATTGATCCCTGACACATTTGCTCCATCTGATACATCTGCTGCAAGTGTTGAATCCCTTACAGATAAACCAATCAAAGCGTTTGTAGTAGCACAAGACATGACATCACAACAAGAAATGGACGCAAACCTTTTACACCACGCAACATTATGAAAACAATAGAATTATTAATTGATGAAGATCTTGAACTGACTGGAATAACAGCAGTGAGTTTGGTTCGCTTTCCAGCAATAGAAGAAAATTTTGTATTCTTCAACAGAGGTGACAGATATGTCATGGCAAAAATTGACGAAGCTAAGCGCATGTTGATTGGGCCAGCTCTCATTCCAGAGAAGATGATCCCAAGATACAATGAAGAAGCAGACGAAGAATATGAAGTGTTCTTTTCAGTTGAGACAGTCAGGCAAGCATCACAGCTGTATATGAAAGAGGAAAGAACGAACTCACACACATATGAACATGTTGATGATGTAGATGGACTGACAGTCGTTGAGTCGTGGCTGATTGAAGATCCCAAACGTGATAAGGCATCACTATATGGCTTTGACAAATTGCCAGTTGGAACATGGATGTTAGCAATGAAGATCAACAACGAAGAAATGTGGAATGCTATCCTGAAAAAAGATGTGCGTGGTTTTTCTATTGAAGGATATTTCACTGATGAATTAGTGAAGGCCCAAAAGATTGAACACAGATCACCATGTCCAAACTGTCCAAAGGATGAAGAAACGCTGGAGCTCTTGAAAGCTCTTGTATTGGAAGAAATGGAAGCAGTGATGACATTGGATGGGAAACCTCTCTGGAGCTCTCAGGAGGAAGCAGAGCTATATGGTGAGCTGTTTAATAGTTGTATTGGATCACATGAAATGACTGTGAATGATACAGTGCTTTATATGGCTTGTGAAGAGCATGCAAAGGGGACAGAATAGAAGTAAACATATATCCATTTGAACAAGCAATATCATGAGCAAAACAATAGACAAAATTCGAGGACTTTTAAACCTCCCAAACCTTACCAAATTCTATGCAGAAGCAAGATTGGATGATGGTCGTCTCGTAGTCACTGAGGCCGAATCTATGGCTGTTGGAGTTGAGATTTCTGTGATGTCTGACGAAGGCAATGCAGACGTACTTGAGGATGGCACATATGCTCTGGAAGATGGAACTGTTCTTATTGTACTTGATGGTCGAATTACTCAATTAGGAGAAGAAGAACCAGCAGTTGAAGAAGAAGTTGAAGTGGAAGTTGAGCTTGCTGAAGGAGATGAAGCTGATGTTCAGGATTGGGCTGGAATGGAGAAACGCATTCAGAATCTGGAAGATGCTGTTGCCGATCTCAAAAGTGATAAGGTAGAGGCATATGAAGATACAGACGAAGACGAGAAAATGTCTGAGTTAGCATCTGAAATCAATGCAGCATTTGAACATGTTATGGAACGTCTTTCAGCAATGGAAAATGAACCAGCATCACAAGGTGTGAATCACTCACCAGCTAAAAACAAAAACAAGGACATGGATCAAGAGACATTTTCATCATTGAAAATATCTGACAGAGCACATGCAATTATTTCAAACTTCGCAAAAAACTAAAATGAAGTATATCAAAAAAACCTCATTCAATGCAGAGGATAAAAGCATTGCAAAGAAGCATGAATTTGATGGCCCAGCATTAACAACTCCAACATACGCTGGAGAGTTAGCTTTGCCATTCGTGAGTGCTGCCTTGAAAAGTGGTGCTACTCTGGCAAATGGATGGATCAGAACTATTGACAATGTATATTACAAAGCTGTAATAAACTCAATCGAAGGTGCTTCACTCATTGTTGATGCAACATGTGATTTCACAGATGGTGGAACTGTAACTATTGCAGAGAACATTCTTGTGACAAAGGAACTCGCTGTGAATATTGATCTGTGCAAATCTACAATGCGTCAATCATGGTTAGCAGCTGAAACTGGAAACAGTCTCAACTCAAATATGCCAGTGGCTTTCACTGACTATGTGATTGGACACATCGCTGGATTAGTAGCTCAGGCAACTGAGGTGGCAATCTGGGGCGGAGCTGCTGCAACTGCTGGATCATTTGAAGGATTCTGTACTGCTGCAACTGGAATTTTGGTTACTGCTGATGATTACGTGTACGTAAATACAGCAACTCCTTTCACAAAAACCAATATTGTAGCACAAATTGAAGCTGTACTTGATGCAACAGATTCAGCTGTAATTGCTAAAGCTGACTTTGCTTTGTATGTATCACCAAAGACAGCTTTCTTCTACCAACAACATCTTGGAAAGGAAGGATATGCAAACGACTACCAAGCAAACGAAAAACCAGCTAACATTTACGGATATCCAATATATGCATGTCCAGGAATGTTAGAAAATCAGATCATTGCTACATACGAAAGCAATCTTGTATTTGGATCTAACATCCAAACAAATATGACTGAGGTAAGAACAATTGACATGAGTCCTATTGATGGATCTGACAATGTACGTTTCATCATGCGATATGCAGCTGGAGTACAAGTTGGAGTGACTCCAGATGTGACTTGGGGATTCTACACAGCACCTTAATATTAACAACTGAAAAATACGAAATATGGCATGTAAATTAACAGCTGCGATTGGACTCAACTGCAAAGACACAGTTGGTGGAATCAAGGCAATATATTTTAGTGATTTCCAAGTTGAAGGATATTCTCTGATGACATTTGCTTCAGGTGTTCTGGATGGTGTTGGAGTAGATCAGACAGCATACAGATATGATGTGCAACCAAATACAGCTTCGCTTGTAACTACTGTCACAAACGAACCAGCTGGATCTGCTTCATATGATACAGCTCTGGAGGTAACTTTGAATATCATAAAGCAAACGACATCTGACGAACTTCAAAATTTAATCCAGACCAGAACTTTCTGCTATGTATTGGATGCGAATGACGATGTGTATTGTTTGGGTCTTCAGAATGGATGTACTGTCACTGGTGGAACATTTGTAACTGGTCAAGCTAGAGCAGATCTGAGTGGATATACTCTCACAGTAACTTGTGGAGAATCTACATATCCGCCAACGATAACACCATCTGTTTCAGCGGTCGCTGCTGAGTGGCCATTTGATGCAGTTGATGCTGGAAGTCCTCAGAAAATAACTCCAGTGAATCCAGCATAGGATTTGAACATAACTAACTGAAAGAGGGGTGGCAATACGCCATCCCTTTTTTTTTAACTATATTTGAAAAAATGGTACAACTCACTCAAGGAACAAATACTTTGTATCTGAATGTTAGCGATTACAAATCTGTTGGAACTTCTCCAGTTTACAAAATTCGTTTGACAGATGAAGCAACAGAAAATTCAATTTATTTCACTTTGAACATAGCGATCTCTGAAGGTGGTTGGAATGGACGAAGGTTGAAAGGTCAAATTAATGTCAATGATACTGCTCTTGAGGATAAGCCATTTGGAATTATACATTTGAAACAGCCACAATTTCTGGAAGGGTTTTATCAGATGAACATATATGAAGAAACAGTGAAAACAACACTGATCGGAAAAAATTTAGCTCATCTGGAAAGATCAGCTGGAGAAGATGGATATAATAGATTTGAATCATACGAAGATCGTGTAACATACAAGGCATATGAAGAATAATAAAAGTGAGTTTTCAGTGATGGGAATGCCAGTGCATGACGTTCCACAATTTGAAGAAGTACAAGGAAAGGATTGGATCTCATATGGATCTGATGACTGCTATGGAGACTATTTGGAGAGTTTGTATCTGGGATCTTCAATACATTCTGCAATTGTAAATGGTGTTGGAGCTATGATCTACGGAAAGGGTCTTGATGCGGTTGAAAGAGATGATTCAGAAGCCAATAAAGAGCAGTGGTTGAGACTTCAAACACTCTTGAATACCAGTGATGATGATCTGCTGAAGAAACTTGCTCTGGATCTGAAGTTGTATGGTCAATGTTATGTGAATACAATCTGGAACAAAGCGAGAACATCAGTTGTTCAGATGAAACACTTGCCAGTGCATACAATGAGAGCTGGAATTGCTGACAGTGATGGAAAAATACATGAATGGTATTACAAAAGTTCATGGAACAGAGCAAATGACAGAGTGAAACCGAATGTGCTCAAATCATTTTCAATTGAGGACAGAACATCTGCTTCAACAGTTCTTCAGATCAAACGATATTCACCTTCTTTTCACTACTATGGTTTGCCAGACAGTCAGGGATCAAATGGATATGTGGAGCTTGACATCCAAGTGCAATCTTTTCATCTCAACAATATCAAAAATTCTCTAATGCCCAGCATGATGCTGAGTTTTTCTAATGGGATCCCAACAGATCAAGAGAGATCAGATATTGAGCGCAAAGTTTACGAGAAATTTTCTGGAAGCAACAACGCTGGAAAATTATTAATTACATTTAACGATGGCCCAGAGACAGCACCGAAGATTGAACCGATTACAAGCAATGGATCAGATGATATGTACACTTACTTATCAGGAGAAATCACAAACAAAGTTCTCACTGGTCACAGAATCACATCACCTCTTTTGTTTGGTGTTTCTGGAAATTCAAACTGGGGATCGAATGCTGATGAATTAAATGATTCATATTCACTTTTCCATAACACTGTGGTTGAGGAATTTCAAGATATTTTGCTCAAAGGACTTTCGCCAGTTTTCACAGCTAACAGCATAAATCTGGATTTGTTTTTTGTGCCTTCAAAACCAGCTAATTTCATAAATATTGATGACGACACAACAGAGGTCGCAGAAGCTCCAAAAGAGGAAATGAGCACAGATGTACACGAGACAGATGAAACTCTCTTGGATGCTCTTATTTCGCTTGGAGAGGACGAACCAGAAGGATATGAACTTATCGATTCTCGAAAGGTAGATTATGATGATGAAGATCGACTTGATGGAATGATTCATGGCGTAAATCTTGCCTCAGCAATTTCTGTTTCTGGAGACAAATCCAACTCTCAAGATAATGAGCTGTTCAAAATAAGATATCAATATGCTCCATTGAAGTATGATCAGATGGAATATAAGAGCAGATCTTTCTGCGTAAAGATGGTTGAAGCAGCAAGATATTACACCAGAGAAAACATCATCAAAGCTGGTGGAGAAGGTGTCAATGATGGATGGGGGCCAGATGGATCCAATAAATATTCGATCTGGTTTTACAAAGGAGGCGGCAGCTGTGCCCATTATTGGATGAGAACAACGTGGCTTCAGAAAGACAATCAAAAAATCACTGCAAAGCAAAGACAAGCAATCATAAATGAGATGGATCCAGATGATCGTGATCCAGTCCGAATAAAAAAGAATGATTCAAAGGTTGCCAAACGTCCAAGAGACATGAGAAATAGAGGGTTTCTGCCATCAAATAAAGCAGCACAGAACATCAAAACTCCAGTGAATTACGAGAAACCAAAAGAAGATAATTAATCATGGCAAGTACAACAATCGTATTAGTATCACCTTCACGTGTTCAACGTGATACAGCACTTGGTGGATCTGTCGATCCAAATGTTCTATTTCCAGCTATCTTACAAGCTCAAGAGAAATGGATCTTGCCAGTGATGGGAACAGATCTTTACGTGAAAATAAAAGCACTCATTTCAGCTGGAACGATTGATGACGTTGCAAATCAAAAATATGCAACTTTGCTAAATGATTATGTGATACCATGTCTTGTTCAATTTAGCTTTATGGAAGTGATTCCAGTGCTACGTGTGAGATTCGTGAATAACGCTGTTGTTGCCATGAACTCTGAACAAGGTGGATCAGTATCATATGATGACATTAAACCACTAATTTCAACTGCCAGAGATATTGCATCATGGTACAAAGAAAGACTGATTGACTACCTATGTGCAAACTCATCTCTATTTCCAGAATTTACAAGCAACACATATCCAGATGTTTCTCCATCATCAGCAAATTATACTCAGGGTTTAAATGTGGAACGATCGTACAACAAATCAGAAGCAGAAGCACTTTTGAGATTGATCACTGGGCCGAGAGTATGAAGATCAATAAAAGAACCAGAGCAAATATCAGAAGATTAAAAAAATACATTAAGAAACATGGCAACAAAGAAAGTAACTCAACTCGCAACAGCGACAAGTGCAGCGGATCTGGATCTTGTGATGATTGTCGATGTGGCTGACACAGCGATGTCACCAGAGGGAACAAATAAGCAGATCACAAAAGCAAATCTACTGTCTGGTGTTGGTGGAGGATCTGAAATAGGTATCACAAATATTCGAGGTTTTACACAAAATAAAACTGGATCCCCTACTAATTGGATGGGGTATCATCACAGCTTTTATCCTTTAATGTCAATTGACTTTCAACAAACAAGCACAGCAGACTTTGATATTACTTGGACAGAAATTGTTGCAGCGACAGTGTATCATGCAACTTCAGCGACTCCATCTCTTGTGGAATTTGAAGGAAACTTGATAACAAATGCTAGTGTAGATGTTGATTTATCATTGTGGTATGTTAGACCACTATGTGCTGGATCAAGTAAAGGAACTATGAAACACATTGTAACTAAATCCTTCACCACTTCATCTAATGTGTATGAATGTTTTTCTGGAACTTTGTCACAATCACTTTTGAAAGGTGATATTATTATTCCATTAATAAAAACAAGCGATAACAATTTGGTTAAGTTTACTGGAACTTTCAGAACAAAACAATTATAAAAAATGGATATTTTAGCAGTTGCAGCATCATGTTTTGTGGGAATACTTGGAACGTGGATCAGGATGACAAATGATGTGACCAAAATCAAAGCACGAATTTTCTCACTGGAGAAACAAGAAGGTGAAGTGAAATCTCTATTGAAAGAACTCTGTATTGGAATGCAAGAAATTAAGATCTTGCTTGCAGAAAAAGGAATCAAATAATTTAAAAAAATATATTATGGAATTTATTATTGAAAACTGGGCTGTTTTGCTCATAGGCGTTTTGGCATTTTTGAAGATCATTGTGAATCTCACACCAACAACAAAGGACAACCAAATCTTTGGATATTTGGATGTATTGATAACAGCAATAACTGGAGATCGTAGAAAGCAGAAGTGAACAACGCACTTTTGAAATTGCTATCAAATTTCGATCTCTCTCAGATCTTCAAAACAAAAGGAGACTTGAGAAGATGGAGTGCCAAGAGATCTCTGGGTGGATTGATTTGCATCACAGCTTGTATTTACATAACTGAGAACGAACTGACATGGCAAGGGGTAGCACTTGCCTTTGTCGGTGTTCTTCCATTGTGTTTGTCATTCTATGAGAAAAACTGAGCAAGATTTCTGGACTTCAAATCAGACATTTCACAATGGATTCACTTCATCTGTGACATTCACTTACATTCCTGAATGCGTCCAAGATTAAACGGAAACATATTAGAGGCATACAGAAGGCTCGTAAAGGCTGAGAGACGCATTCTCATAATAGGAGACGTACATGAACCCTATTGCAAAAAAGGTTACAGAGAATTTTGCCAAAAAACGTATGTGGAAAATAATTGTAATCAAGTGCTTTTCATCGGTGATCTTCTGGACAATCAGTACGCAAGTTTTCATGATTCAAATCCAGATCTGTCTGGAGGCAAGAATGAACTTGAATATGCTATTGCAGAAATCCACAAATGGCGTGATGCTTTTCCAGTGGCTGATTGTATTGTTGGCAATCATGATCGGATCATTGCCAGAAAGATGTTTAAAGCTGGGATCCCAAGTCAATGGATGAAATCATACAATGAAGTTCTTGGAACAAACTGGAACTGGACAGAGCGCATTGTATATGATGGTGTACAATACGTCCATGGAGAAGGTGGAACGGCCTCAACTAAGGCAAAATCCGACTTCATGAGCACTGTTCAAGGTCATATACACACACAATGCTATGTTCAATGGTTTTCTGGACAGAAAAGGATCTTTGCCATGCAATCAGGATCTGGAGTTGATCGTGACAGTCTGGCGATGTCATACGCAAAGGCCTTCAAATTCCAACAAATAGCGTGTGGTGTTGTAATCGGAGGACATACAGCATTCAATGTCATGATGCCCCTTTAAAATCGCTGTATAAAGCTAAGAGAGGCACACCAGATTGATGCACCTCTCAGCTAAACAGATGACAAACTGAATGGAGACAGCTGAAATCTGTTCAAATATACGTATGAATCAAAGCAATCCACTTCATGTGGGTTTTTTTTTGCTCTAAATTCTCCAGTAAACACTGAGAAATCAAAGGAATATTAAATAACATACAATAAAAGTATTGTTTTATTAAAAGTATATTGTATCTTTACGGTATGAATAACGAAACAAATAGCAAAATGACACATTTTCAGACTAAGCCCCATATTTTTAGAAGTGAAGT